GTTAGCTCAAATTTAAAATCTGAAAGAGATAGGAGAGCAAAGTAGCAAGAATCTGACGTATGGTTGCACTTAATTTAACATAATATACATAATGCGCACTTAGCTATAGCTACTTTAAGGTCGCCAAGCCACAACGCAAACATGCCACAAACCATTGAAATACTTGATAATCCTAGCCCGTTAAACTTTTTTGCAATCTTCGCCCAAGCTTGTTGAGCTTCGTACGTTTTGGCTTTATCAGCAGCTAAGTACACCAAAACGGATTCTGTATCTGCTCCAATTTCTTTAGCAAGAAAAAGCGCTTCATTTTCAGTTAGATAGCGTTCGCCTTTTCTTATACCTGATAGCTTTTGCACGCTTATCCCTAAATCATGAGCGATTTGCTTGTCCTGCACATAATTCTTCGCTGATTTATATGCGTCTAGCAATTGGTTTATGTACATTTTCCAATCCTCACTATTGGGTTTATGACTTCATTCTAGCTCATCTGTCCGCAAAAACGTGTATTTACAATTCGCAGATATGTGTATTTACTATACACAAATTCGTGTATTAGACCGCCTTAGTTTTGGGCGTTTGCCCTTGACGCTTACGTCTTGGCTCTGGCGGTCACTTTCTCAACTAGTCAAGGTGGTTGTTATGTTTGATGAGCTATTTGGAACTCTTGTTATTGCTGCTTTAGGATTCGCTATTTTTTTTGGCTTTGCCTCTTATGAGGGCTCACTTGAAATTAATGATCATCAATACGGTGAGCTCGCTTCTTCTTTTGATTTCCCTTTAACCCAGTCAATGCTCAAGTCTTCTCTCTCTGACGGAAAAGTTAGTGTTGATGAGTACAACGATATTGCAAAGGCATACAACTCGCTTACCGATAACAAAGAACGTCTTATTGAGCGCTTGGGAGAAAAATAATGACTTTCGAAATCAATAGACCTCAAAAACGTCCAGTTTACTTCGAGCATCACTCAGACGGCTTTTGGTGTTCTATTGATGGTCAACCTGAGTACTTCAAAACCAAACAAGAAATGTACATGTTTGCGTGTGGTGAGTGTCGAGAATTGATTCAAATCACGGATGAAAATGAGCGCGAACTTCGTGAGTCTGGCGCTTTTGATGCGGATTACTGCGATGAATAAAACCATTATCGACTTCGTTAGTTTTTCAGGCTCTCCTGAGTTACTTGAGCGTTGCAAAGAAATGGCTAAGCAGCGTTTCGCTATCTCTCAGATTAACGAGTTCCAATCACAAAACGTTGTGGCTATTGCTCATCGTGAAAAAACCCAAATCGCCTACTTCATGGAAAACTTGGCTAACGTTCTGGGCTGTGATGAGCGTAGCGACTTCGCTAACAGTGATTTGTACTTTGCTGCGGCTGATAAGGAATTGAAAGACGCGGATTTACATATTGCGACGGATAAGACGTTCAAAGAGTGTTACGACAATCTGATTTCTAACATCGGTATCGATATGTTGGACGTGCTTTGTCATGGCGAGGTGGAATCGTTTCTTGAGGTACTTCAAAACGAAATCAGCTATGAGGGTAATCATTGGGAAATCCAACGCAAAGGCGGCGGATTTTCTGGTTATCGTCATTCAGCTAAGTTGCTTTGCAATGGTACTCAAGCTGGTTTAGTTGCTTGGGGTGCGGCTAACTTTGGCTTTTATGTATCGTTTTCTGGTAAGGGTTGCGAGGCCGTTGATATGGCTAAGCTTCAATACTCTCTTAAACAGATGCCTCACACTAAATTAACTCGTGTGGATATTGCTCTTGATGATATGCAAGGCAATGTGACGATTGATGAGATTAAAGAGCGTTACTGTAACGGTGAGTTTATTACACGTGGCACGCCTCCATCTTGGGGTGAGTTTTGGGGTGGTCGCGGTATGAGTAAAGAAGACCGTAAAAAATGCGGTTTAGTTCCTGATGCTGGTCATACGTTCTATGTAGGTGCTCGTGAGAACGGGAAGATATTTCGCGCTTACCATAAGGGTGCACAACTTAAGTGTAAGGACTTCCCAAACTGGAATCGTTTCGAAGTTCAGATTGGTAACCGTTACCGTGTTATTCCTTTGGATGTTCTTACTAACAGTGACCAATATTTTTCGGGTGCATACCCTGCTCTATCTACTTTAATTCCTAGCGTTGTTCCTGTGGCTATTCCGACAGTGAAAGTTCAGTTCCAAACAACGTTAGAAAACGCAATCAAACATGCGAAAACTCAGTACGGTAAGTTGATTAACTTAATGTCTCAGCTTTATGCCGATGAAAAAAATTCGCATGAAAAAATTATCAAGCGTCTCACTGACGGCTTGGATATTACGGATATCCCCGACCGGATTAACTTTCCAGTCGGTCGGGCTTTAAACGCAATCAATCTGGAGTAAATGAAATGAGTAACACAATTACTGTTGTTGTAGCTGGCTGTGAGCATTCTGTTGGGTTGTCCAAAAAGGACGACACGCCATATAACTTTGCTCAACTTAATATCTTGACACCAAATCAGGGTTGGAAGTCGGCAAAAGGTCAATGTAAGGCGTATGGCCTGACTCAGAAACAAATGTCTATGTCAGCTAATCCAGCTCTGCTTGCTGAGTTCGACAAAATTCAAAATCAGTTCCCTGTTAAGTGTGTTCTGACTCTCGAACCTGACCCTGAGAACCCTCAGCGCAACCTAGTTACTGATTTCAAAATTGCGGAGTTAGAAGACGAATTATGACTCTCTCAGTCTGTGCGGAAATCCTCACTGATGGAACGGTTAAAGCTTTCCCCTACGAACCGTTAGCCAATTGCACGTTCGTAGTGGTGAGCAATGATGACTATCGGTTAATGGATGGTCGTGCACGCTTAGAGTTTGATATTGACGCGACATTTTATTCAGAAATTACGGGTTATTTGTTGCTGTCTTTTTTGTCTGGCCATGTTCTTGGCCGAATCGTTAAAGGGCTTGGTAAAGCCTAATTTTGATAATCCTTTTGGAGATATTTCTATGGTAAATCTTGTTAAGAAATTTGGTGTAAAAACGGCTGTTGTAACTGGTGCTCTCGTTACTTCTGCTTCCTCTTTTGCTGCTGACCATTCTGCAGCAATTAACGCTGCGGTTACTGAAGGTCAAGCTAACTACACGTTGGTTGTCGTTGGTCTAATTGGTCTTGCAGCTATCGGCTTCGGTCTTCATATGATGATCAGCTCAATGCGTTCTTAATCATTATGCAGGAGACCTTAACCGCCACGCTCACCTTTATATTCGCTCTCTCGATGTTTGGTGCATTCGTTGGGGGTTTTAAGTCCGGTGTTAACGCCTCCTAGTGGGGCGTTATTTTTTATAAGGAATACAAATGAGTATTAAACAAAGCATTGCGTCACTGGTTATTTTGCTGAGTGTTTCGTTTAGTGCTTTTGCTGATTTGGTTATGATTAGTCAGCTTGGTACTGCCACCGTCAATGAGTGTTCCGGTTATAAGGTCGGTGACGTTGTCGAGATTGGCTATAGTGCTGATTTATCGGGTCGATATGGTAACGGTCTTAAATGTAAGAGCCTTCTTGTTGGTGGGCTTTCTGTTAGGGTCGAATATTATAATTCTAATGGTTCGATTGGGTCGGGTTCTTTGTATGTCGTACCTTACTCTAATAAATGCCCTGATGGTCAGGTGATTAATCCAGATACGGGCAAGTGTGAGAATCCACCGCCTCCCCCTTTTTGCTCTCAAGAATCAACTCAGCAACAAATGAGGGATTATGAGACTCAGTGTTTTGCTGATGGTGGTTCTCCAACAATTGTTTGTAATGACCATGTTGACCCGCCTGATTTTCGAATGTCTTGCGATATTGCTCCACCTCCACCTGAGGGTTGTGAGCCTGGTTCTCCATCTTGGCCTGCATGCTTGGATGATGAAAACAAATGTGATGAAACTCATCCTGATTGGAATCCAGAATACGGGATGTGTTGTACGCCAGATAACAATTGGTGTGACGTCCCTCCACCTGAGTCTTGTACTATCTTCTCTCCCAATTGGCCTGCATGTTCTGGTGATACAGACATTGACCCTCCATCGGGTGGTGATTTAGGCGACCCTGACAAACCAGACGGCGGTGGTTCTGGTGGTGCTGACCCTGATAAACCTGAGCCGGATGTTGATAATACTAGTGACACTCTAGCGGCTATTAAGGCGATGAATAAGGATGTGAACTCTCAACTAACTGGCATCAATAACGACATGAACAAAAACCAAGCTGAAACTAAATCGGCTCTTGATGCTCTCAAGGCTTCTGTTGATTTGAATACCGATACGGTTGTTGATAATGCCAATCACGTTGCGAATGCAATACAAGGACAATCGGACATGTTGTCTGATATTGGTAATAAAACTAATGGATTGCTTACTTCTGCGAACAATCTTTTAAACAATGGTTTTGGTCAATTATCTAACGAACTTGGTGATTTGCAGTCGACGAATCAAAAAGGCTTTGGTGATGTTGTCGATGCACTTAATGAACTTGGTAATACCGATGTAACTCAAGGTCAAGGTGAGGCTCCAGTTCTTCTCTATGATGGTACTCAGTACGCTAATTTGCTTTCTGAGGTTGAAACATTAAAGGGTGAGTACAAACAAATTCTTAATGACTTCAAGTCTTACTTTAACTTTAACGATGGCGTGAATAGTGGTGATTTTAACCCTCACAATCTGGGGCTTAACTGGCATGGCAACGCTATCAATCAAAAAAACCAAGTCATGCTAGCGTTACAGGATAACGCCGGAATCATATCCGCCGTGGTCTTGTTTATCTTTGGCATGTTGGGCATACGCGCACTTGTGGGGGCTTTGTAATGACAGACTTCTTTCAGTTAATGGCTAACTTTGGTGACACCATTTACAACTACCTGACCAATATGGGTAACTTTTTTGACCAGATTATGGTGTGGCTCCAAACATGGTGGATAAAGATGAAATTAATGGTCGCTATTGAGTTCCTTAAGGTCTCTTATCTTGTTGCCACTTCACTACTGGATGAAATTGGCTTTAGTGCACTCTTTAGTCAGCTCTTTAACCTCCTACCTTCTGAACTTAGATACTGGGGAGTGTTATTCAAGGTTCCTGAGGGTATGGCCATTTATGTTAACTGTGCTACTACCGCACTTGTTATGCGTATGTCGAGGTAATTATGGCTATTAGTATTCGTACTGGCGGTAATGGTTCTTACAAATCAGCGTATACGGCTTGGTTTGTGATTCTTCCTGCTCTTAAGGCTGGTCGCGTTGTGGTGACTAACTTTGAGGGTATGCAGCCATTAGAAGAAATTGAGGAGCGATTGAACATCAAGTTTCCATCGTCTGCTAAGTTGATTCGTATCTTCTCTCGTTCTGAGATTGGCATCGAACTCTGGCAGTATTTCTTTTGTTGGTGTCCTCTCAATGCCCTCATTGTCATTGATGAGTGTCAGGATATTTTCTCCAAGAATATTGGTTTTGATGGTCGCAAAATCAAATATCGCCCTCTTGAGGAGTTTCTTCCTCATCTACCCAAGGGTTATAAAGAGTTCTTTGATTCTCGCCATGTTCCTGTTGATTTAAGTACCCTCCAATCTTGCGAGATTGACGATTTGGGTGTTGCTGAGTATGACACCAACGGTCGCATAATCTACCCGTTAACTTATAACGAGGGCTTTATGCGCCATAGAAAATACAATTGGGATATCGAGTTGCTCTCGCCTGACTGGCAGCAAATAGATAGTTCAATTAAGGCGTGTGCGGAGCAAGCATTCTTCCACAAAAATAGGGATGGTTTCTTTTTTGCTAAGCGCAAACCTTGGATATACAAACACCCTACCACCGTGTCTAAGCCTGTTATTCCACATAAGAAAGATGCCAACCTGTTTCCTCAAAAAATTCCTATTGAGGCTCATCTTCTTTACAAATCGACGGGTACGGGTGCCGCTACCAAATCGGGGGGCTTGAATACACTGTTTCGCTCCCCGAAATTCTTTCTCGCTCTTTTCTTAATGATTGCTTGTCCGGTGTACTTTATTTATGGCGTTATGGATTTATTTACTCAAGATGAAAGTCAGGTTTCAACAAATGAACCTTCGACGGGTGTTAATAGCCAAGCTGTGGAATCTGTTCCGGTTGGACGGTCTGCGCAGCCTGCTCAAGGTGGTTCTGTTTTACCTAGCGGTGGGGATTCTAATCCGAATTCTCAGCAAGTTAGCTCTCCTTTTGTTCCTGTAACTCAAGTTCTTTACTTTGAGGGTTTACAAAACGCGTACTTATCGGGATTTCATAAGCGCACCAACATCAAGGAAAAGAATGGCCTTAACCTGAGAACGGCGCACTTTGATGTGATCATTAACGCTTACACCGATGATGGTTTGTATTCTCTAAACAAGCGCTATCTTGATGCGGTTGATGTTCAATTTGAGTTACTCGATGAATGTTTGATGGTTCTAAAACAAGGTCAGCTTAAGAGCCTTATTACGTGCGAGCCATCCAATCCGGTTGAACGTATGGAACGTGAGGCGGTTGAGACGGATGTCGCCAGTATTGGCTCTCTACGAGGTCAAGCGATGAGTGAAAACTCTTTTTTGATGTGAGGTTTTGATGTGGCTTGTTGATACTGTGCGTGAAATTTATGTTTTGGTTTTATCTTGCTGTGGTGTGATTATGTTTGCGCTTTTATTTGGTGGTTCTAATGAATGATGAATATGTAACGGTAAATGATTTTGTCGCTGCTCTTGAGCTTATGAATGATGTCTATCTTTTTGATATGTTGTTGGGTGGATTGATTGGTGGCGTTATGGGAAGTTTTTTTACCATTCTATTACTTTCGAGTTGGCCCCACAGGGATAAGGAGTTGCGGAGCGACGACGGGGCACCAAGCCGCCCACTTAACTAAAGATAGCCTCCCCATCTAATCGGCGCGGTTAGCAACCCAAAACTTCTTGGGTTCTGCCGCCCTCCTTTCCTGCTAAGCCTCCCTTCCAGAGCCTCACAACGGTAGTGGGGCTTTTTGCTACTGCAACGCTCTTATCTATCAGCATCAAATCAATCGAGTGTCGAGATTGATTTATACCCTTAAAGCCGCATGGACGAATGACGACGACGAGACTGAGGAGGAGGAATGAGGAGGTGCGGCGTCCGCCCCGTATAGTAATACGGGGTG